GGAGCGTAAAATGGAAAACGAAAATAAAAATACTTCTCGTGCGAACCAAACACGGTCAAAGTCTGAACGACCTAAAGTGTGGGTTCCACCGTCATCTCTAGATGAACCCCCTGCACCTGATGGATTCAGGTATAGATGGATAAGAGCTGAAGTCGTAGGATTTCAAGATACGAAAAATATAACTGGACGTTTAAGAGAAGGTTATGAATTAGTTCGTGCCGAAGAAGTCGAAAACGCAGGTGATTATCCTGTTCTCGAAGACGGGAAATACAAGGGAGTGATTGGGGTAGGTGGCCTTCTGCTTGCGAAGGTACCTAACGAGATCGCACAACAAAGACAAGATTACATGACTGGTAGACACCAAGACCGTGATCAAGCAGTAAAAAACGATCTAATGAAGGAGCAGGATAGTAGGATGCCTATCAATGTTGAAAGGCAATCCCGTGTAACCTTCGGTGGTACGAAAAAGTAATTTTTAATATCATCGATTAACATTAATCGTGCTGGAAGTTTTTTCGAAGACAGGCACATAAGGAGAAAACAACTATGGCTAACACAAGTACAACTGGTTTTGGTGCTAGAATGTCTCTTGCGTTGGGGAATACACCTGCAACGTCTGGACAATCTAAATACAAAATCAAAAGTGGCTTGGGTAAAAATATCCACAGTCATGCTCCCGTTTCTTTACAGTATTCATCTGGCGGAGATGCGAGCTACATTCAGGATATAACTCATGCTACTATGGACGATGGTCTAACTGGTGGTGCTTCTTGGGATGCGGATGCTTCAAACGTGCAACCAATCCTAGGAGTGTTCAATGGTGCGTTCTATATTGACAACTCAACTAGCAAACCAACATTTGCTAATTTTGTAGCGTCAGGAACTACTTTTGCAACAAACAACAACACTGGTAATAATGATGGCATTGGTTTTGTTAATGATAACCCCTTCCAAGAATACATTGTAAGAGCAGACGCAGCAGTGGCTGACTCTAACATTGCTGGAAGATGCAATCTTAACAACCACGGTTCACATAAAAACGGCACATCAATCGTAACTCTAGACATTCAAGCCGATAATGACGGTAGAGCGTTTAGAATAATCAGATCAGCAGAAGTTCCAAATCAAGAGGATCTAGCTGCAGCTGGTGCAGACATTGTCGTTGTATTCAATAACAGAGCAACTCTATGGACTAGAGACGCTTAAGCCTAGAATAGGAGAACAATCATGGCAATATCACGATCACAACTAGTTAAAGAACTAGAGCCAGGTTTGAACGCACTGTTCGGCTTGGAATACAAAAGGTATGAAAATCAGCATGCTGAAATTTATACAAACGAATCATCTGACAGAGCTTTTGAAGAAGAAGTTATGTTATCAGGATTCGGAAGTGCACAAGTAAAAGGTGAAGGTTCTGGAGTAGCATTTGACGATGCACAAGAGACTTTCACAGCTCGTTACTCACATGAGACTGTAGCTTTAGCATTTGCTATCACAGAAGAAGCTATCGAAGATAACCTCTACGATAGATTAGCTGCTAGATACACAAAAGCTTTAGCTAGATCTATGAGTAATGCTAAACAAGTAAAATCTGTTGAGCCTTTAATCAACGGTTTACCAACAACTGATACATTTGATTCAGGTGATGGAGTTAGCTTGTTTAATACAGCTCACCCTACGTTAAATGGTACTTTTCAAAATACCCTTACAACGCAGGCAGACCTTAACGAAACTTCGTTAGAACAATCACTTATAGATATAGGTGCTATGACTGACGAAAGAGGTCTTAAAGTTGCAGCAAGAGGAGTAAAAATGATTATTCCTCAAGAGCTTCAGTTCACAGCTGAGAGATTAATGAAATCTCAAGGTAGAACTGGAACAGCTGATAATGATATCAATGCAATCGTATCTATGGGTATGATTCCGCAAGGATACAGAGTTAATAATTATTTAACTGACTCTGATGCATTCTACATCATTACAGACGTACCAAATGGTATGAAAATGTTCACAAGAGCTCCATTGACAACTGCAATGGAAGGTGACTTTGATACTGGAAACGTTAGATACAAAGCTAGAGAAAGATACTCATTTGGAGTATCAGACCCTAGAGGTATCTTCGGCGTTGAAGGTGCATAATCATTAAATTTTATGGGGCGGTCTAAAAATCGCCCCATTTACAACATAAATTGATAAGAAGATGACAAATTTCCAAGTAAATATATGGGCTTACGATCATCATGCAAAATTTAAAGTTTTGTCTGAAGATGATGCCGTTTCTCTAGAACAATCAATCCTTGACAAATTGGGAGAAAAAAGTATAAATTGGGAATATCTTGGTATATCATATGATAACCGAGTAAACAGAATAACCTATGAGGAGGTTGTTGATGATACAAGACCTATACAAAGCAAAAAGGTCCTTGGAGTTGAAGTGGGAACAAGAGCATCTGTCTAATGGTAGATACACTCTTGAAATGGTCAGAATCGATGACAAAGTTAAAAAAGTCATTACTGACATTAAGCTGGAAGAAGCAGCTATTGCCCATAGACAGAATACTGTCGAAGGAGCAGCTCCACAAGTTTCTGTAGCTACTTAATCAAAAGCTACATCGCTGAAATGCATAAATACCGTAGGCTCTCTTGCACTCTACTAAAAAATAACATATAATATCTACACTATACATTAAATTGAATATCGACGCGTATAGTCGACGGCCTAGAGACGATATTCAAATAACTAGGAGGATAACACTATGGCAAACACTACGTTTTCAGGACCGGTCATTTCTAAAAATGGCCTTGTAAATACAGGTCCTGGTATGACTGTTAGCTTAACAGCTGACACTACATTAACAGTCGCTACACACGCTGGCAAAATCTTA